ATGCCAAATAGTGAGTAAGGGTTATGCTCATAGGGTACAGCGTAGTAAGGTAAGCGAACAGGCTTGAATGGGTTGAGCACAGAGCGTAGTACTCTGTCATTACAGATCCAAATATTAACTTGTAGTTCATCAGCAGACTCTAGCTCCTTTGGTATATCAATGTCGTATTCTTCAATGGTCTTCATATCCATCACACCCCAGTACTCTAGTACCTCAAAGCGATCAACGCCTGAGTCTAGCTGGTAGTCTTTAAGATCATCTTCCCAATACTTCTTAGTGTAGCTTTCACCTTGGGTGACAACAGCTTCAATAACATCCTTACGGAAGAATGGTCTACGCTTAAGATCACGTAGTTGAGAGCGGTTAAGCTTGTGACGCTGGACTGAGTATTGACAATCACTAATACAAGCAGCATCAGGATCTGGATAGAAGTCCCACACAGATACGTAGGACACTTTAGGTACAGTCTTGGTCACAGGAGTATAGTTACCCTCCTCATCCCAATCAGGGTACTCTTTGTCTACAGCCATTGGGCCTTTCATGATACCAGTACCGAAGAGTGGCATCTCGAATGCAGCAGAACGTAGCTGTTTAGTTGCTTCTGATTCATCTAGCTGGTCATGGATCTTCTTCTCCATACGCTTGGCAGCTAACATAGCAGGATTATAGTTAACAGCAGTAGGGGAAGAACCCACACCTTCTGTAACATTCTTACCTTCTAGCTTCTCTTCAAGCTCACCCAACTTAAGGGACTGCTCTGTAGCACCTGCAGGTAACTCTTTACCGTCACCTTCAAAGCCGTAGGGAGAAGACTCTTCTTCTTTAGCAGGATCATAACTCACATCTCCTGCAATACCTTCTGGCAATACAGTAGGATCTACTGATAGAGGGAACCGACCACCTGCACTGAACAGTACATCTGTGATCTGACCATAGGCAGCAAGTACCTTAGTCTTTGTAACCTTAATGAATACACGGGACTTCTCAGCTTCAGTGAACTTAACTGAATCACTATACACACCACGATAGTTCTTGTAGTTACGTAACCACTGTTCTTCGTATTGTCTACGTGCAGTCTCTGCCTTTGTAAAGCGTGTCTGTACTATATCGACTAAGCGACTTACATACACCTTCTCATCTGATGCTAAGGACACATCCTCAAGTGCTGCTGTTTCACTGCTTAGTTCTGGTGTTTGTTCTTCTGCCATTTGTTACTCACAAAGTATTAAGTTAATAACCCATTATTGGATCTGCTAAGTACTGTCTGTTAGGTCGTGCTGCTGCAGGATCATAATCAAACACACCAAATCTAGGACGGGACATTACGCCATAACGAAGTGCATCATACAGGTGATCATGTGCATAATTAGTATCTATATCTTCAGAGTTCTTCTTATCAAGTGGTATGATAGGGAACTGAGAGATAAGGTGTGTACAATCATTGAAGATAACCATACGAGGTTCTCCAGTGAAGTCATCCACCTGTAGCCTTCTATGTAATTCATTCTTACCTGATACCCTAGTACCCCTAGATCTATCAGAAGGTCGCCATCTGCAACCTCTCTGTGTCATACGTTCTGCTATGCTTGGGCCTGTATCACCCCGCTTATGCCAGCAGGAGGAGTCTAAGACACCATACTGTATTTGACCATCGCCCTTCTCTGCTTCATGTATAAGGTCAGCTAGATCTTCTGCTAATACCTTAGAGACATACATCTCTCTGTATACAATGAGTTGTTCGTTAGGGGCTACTGCACACCAGACAATTGCGGAGTAAGAGCTATAACCATAGTCCCCAGCTCTGAACTTAGTCCAGTTACTGGGTATTTCAAAAGGTTCCACCACATGTATATGACGGTTAAACTCAGGGAAAGCTGCACCTTCTGCAATATCCCAATCCCCTTCAAGTAGTTGCCTACGCTGCTGCTCAGGTAATGAAAGTAAGTTCGCTTCATAGTCACCAGTCTCCGTTAGGTAAGGATTATCAGATAGCTTAGCAGGAATAAACTTCCTACGAAACAGTGCTTGTCCTTCCTTGGAATGTCCTGATGGGTATACCATAGGATGTCCAGTCTCCGAATCAGTAGCATCGAAGGCTTCCCCATATGGGGCAGGGTCAATGAACATCTTCTTTACCCAAGCGTGGCCTCGGCCTCCCGGGTTTGTAGATGCTCTCATGTAAATCGGAAGATCAACTGCAGTACTACGTAGTCGTGATCTTAGGTAATCCCAAGCAAAGGAAGTACCCCATTGTGTTAGCTCGTCAAAGCCTACCCATGAGAAGGACAAGCCTTGGTATCGTGATACGTCATCATCCTTGTCTAGGTAGGAGAACCATAGTCTTCCCCCAGAAGGTGCAGTCCATGTCATCTTACGTTCAGACCACTTAATACCCGGAATGATCTTAGGGTACAACTCTTGAGACTTCCAGATTAACTCACGGAGTTCCTCAGTGGTATGTCGTAGTATTAACCCAGAGAACTGTGGGTGTGTGATGTATCTCAGTGGATCTGCCAACATTGCGTATGACTTACCACCACCAGCAGAACCACCATACAGAACTTCTCTCTCTCCTGCAGCTAAGAAGTCCGTCTGTGGGCCTTCATTAGGTGCAAAGATAATGTTCTGTGGTGCTTCCTCATGTATCTGTTCAGCTAGTACTATATCAGGGCTAGACGAATCTTCTATCGGCAAAGTTTCTTGCACCTTTGCGGTGGACTTCGTACTTTTCCGCAATCGCTTTGGCTTTGGCGTACCTTTCGGCCCAGTAGTTTGCGCTTCTAGCTTTAGTCTTGTTCTTCCTGTCACTGTCTGCTCTCTTCTTCAAACCCATGTGTGAAATGCTACGACCCGATTGAGTTGTTAGCCATGCCGATACTTCACGGTAGGAGTACAACTTCAAATGTTTCTTTGCTTGTTCTAACAAGTCTAGTTCATCAGGGATTGGTACAAGTATATCGTTATCATCTTCACATAGTAGGTATCCAAAGGGGACAGTCCTACCTATGCGGGGGATAGGAACCCATTCGTATGAATCCATATCAATGTCTGGTAGCTCATACTCTCCTGCTGTTAACAGTACCTCTGTATAAGCTAGGTTATCTGTAGCTTCCATGTTATCTTCCTGTTGTGGGGGAAGCAGGGACAGCATAAGCCACTCATTATTATTATATTATCTTGGCGTAAGTGCTTAGTGTCCCTGCTAATTCGGTGTGTTCGTTATGACGAACTTTTCGGTGGTAGGAGCATTACACCCCCTGTTGTTTTAACTTCCACCTTTTCTGTCTTTGCAAATCCTGCTCGATCCATCATATCCTTAGCAGCATTCATCTTATCTTTAATGCCCAATTGAGTAGGATCAGTTAGACCAGACACCATAGCTACTGCAGCTTGAGGTGCATTACGAGCTATGAACATCTGTGTGTGTTCAGCTATCTCTTCCTTCAATGATTTGATGATGGAAGTGGTAGAGGTAGATACAGCATACCCTGCTAACTTCTTAGCTTGAGTGATAGACCCGTTAGCCTCTTCAAATAAGACTTGTAGGAATAGCTGTTGTTGTTCTGATAGTTGTCTCATAGTGTTCCTGTGGGGTATCGTTGCTGGTGCAGCTTAACTGCCATCTCTACTTGCTTGAAGGTGAACCATTTGCCTACCCTTTCATGTAGAGCTTCTCGAATGTAGTAGGTATCTGAGTGAGGAAGTTCAGCTAGGTGTAGCTTCTTCTCTTCAATCATCTTGTACATCTTTTCAAGGAGGTTATCTTTAGTACGATCAGCAAGGTGTTGTTCATGTTTAATCATGTTATACAGTTATATCCATTTTAAGTTAAATGTCAAGCTTTATTTTACTATTCAGAGAAATAAACCATAATGTAGTTCATATAGACTAGATTGTAGTTCAAGTTACAATACATTGTAGGTGTTTGCGATCTAGAGTTTAGGTGTGGCACTGTGAGTGTTGGCGATTTAGCCAACTCAGTACCCCAGTTAAGGTGTTTGGCAGATAAGCCATTTAGAGGAAAGTACTTTAAGAGCTTTTTCCTTTATTAGAAGCAGTTAAGGAAAGGCATTTAAGTGTTTAGAGGAAGAAACCTTATATGAATACCTTAAGTGGGAACAACAGAATAGTTATACCATAATGAATACTAAAAGTCAAGCACTATTTTAAGTAGGTCGCTAAGAAGCAATCTAATGTCGCTAATAAGTAACCCATTTACTGTGTAACAGGGACTATGTTTGCATGAAATGTACT